AACAACTACAACTGAAGATGTTGTAGCTTATATTAAAGAGAATTACCCCGAAACCGAAGAAATGTTTCAAAAAGAGTTAAACAATATGTATCTAACCTTTTGTAGTAAACAATTTGATTACGGTCCAAACAACATTGCAATGGGAACCTTATTAAGCAATGAAAAAGAAATCAGTATGTCCCTATTAGGGATTATAGTGAGATTAAATGATAAAGTTAACAGAATGGTTAATTTAGCCACTAAACACGACTTCAAGGCACAAAATGAGCCCATTGAAGACGCATTCTTAGATGTAGCCATCTATTGTGTAATGGCATTAATCGTCAAATCAGGAAAATGGAGTAAATGATGGCAAAAAAAGCAAAGAGTAAAAAAACAACTAAAAGAGTAAAAAAACAACCAAATTTTTGGGATAGAGTAGCTCAAGGTTGGAAAAAGTTCTTTTCATCTGCGTGGAGTAAGTAATGGCTGGTATTAGATGGACTGACGAAGAAATTCAAATTCTAGATAAATATTCCAGGACAAACAAGTCTGCATTTGAATTATATCAAATGATTAGGATTGCTGGATACAATAGAACTTATAAAGCTGTAAGTAGAAAAATAGAATCTTTAGGGTTAAGAAAACCTGAGAGATATTCTACAGGACATGATATGACTATTGGATATCTAGATATTGAAACAACTGGATTCAGCGCAAATATAGATATAATGTTATCTTGGTGTCTTAAGGGTAGGGGTGACAAAAATGTCGCTGGAGCCTGGATATCCAGAGAAGAACTTATGTCTGAAAATCAGGATGCTAGAATAGTAGAGCTTTTAGTAGAAGAAATGAATAAGTATGATGTAGTATATACTTATTATGGAACACGATTCGATATTCCTTTTATTAGAACAAGAGCGCTGCATCACGGAACATTCTTCCCTCTTTATAAGAAGAAATCTCATAAAGACTTGTATTACCCAGTAAGAACAAAACTAAAATTGCACAGGTCTTCATTGATGGCTGCAACTGAGTTTTTTGGTATTGCAGGGAAAACAAGAGTATTGCCTGAACATTGGGCAAAAGCTAGGTGGGGAGATGAGAAATCTATGGAGTATATTTATAAACACAATGTTGCAGATGTAGTAATTCTAGAAAAGTTACATAGAAAACTAGAAGAGTATATCTGTCCAACAGTAAGACCAATATAGGAGAATAAAAATGGCGAAAAAACAAAAAGAAGAAAATATAAAAATGGTATTAAATGAAAAAGAATATGAATTTTTATATTCAGAATTGAGCACTGAAGCAAGAGCTCAATACGATAGAGCGAATGAACTTGCTGCTCAAATAATGCACTTAGAGAGACAAGCAGCTGAAGTTAGATTCCTTGCCAATAATTACATACGTTTTGTTGCAGAAGAATTAGACAATAAAAACGTTGACAAAAAAGAAGAAAAATAATTAAATTATGAGAACGCGTACTGTAAAGGACGTTACTCATAACCTTTACGAAGATGTCGCTGAATTTCGAGACTATCACGATAGTGTCGCTCTGGTCTCAGATTGGCGACATTCGAATAAAGGAGATTGGGTTGTTTCTGATGATGGGCAAGTATGTCAAGTATTATATCTTGGAATACTTAAAAAGCCAGATAGGAAAAAAGAAACTACTTTTATTAGAACAATTTTAGGTTCTTTCATTTGCAGCCCAAGAGTAAAGATGGAAGGAGATATGCGAACAAATATGCATACATTTTCCACGGATGGAAAGTCTCCTTCTGTAAGAAAAAGAGAACGGAAGAATGCTACTGATAAAGAATTTCTTTTTGGAAAGTACGTTGCAAAAGGAGAGGATGTAGTAGAAGCTTATATGAAAGCTTTTCCTAGTAAGAATAAGAATTATGCTAAATCGCAGGCAAAGTTATTATTAAAAACAGATAGGGTAAAACAATTGATAAGAGAAGAAATAGATAAATATTTAAACGAAGCTGAAATTACTCCAAAATATTTGCTAGAGGAAATGAGAGGTATCATTGATAAAGTAGAATCTAGTGATAGGGATAAAATAACAGCACTTACAACATTAATGAAAATGTCAGGAATGATGGAAACAGCAAAGACAACAGAGTCTGTAACATTGTTTCAAGGGTTTTCACAGGAGCAATTAGATGCAATTCAAGAATCCAAATTCAAAAAATTGGCAGAAGCTAAAAGAGATAGCGAGAAATAATCGCTGTCATATATGTCACCATAGACTTAGAAATACTGGTGTTTTTGTTTGGAGTGTTCCAAAAGACGACTGTACTCACATTAGGTGTTCTAATTGTTTGTCTATGTATAATACGTCTTTTTTAATTACTGACCTAGGAATTCCGAGAGAAGTAGGATATGCATGAGATTAGCAGTTTATGGAACACTTAGAAGAGATTATCCTGATAAAGGGAAGGTTGAAGGGTTTAGCCTAGTTTTTCCAGGGACACATAGTTTTCCAACTATTATTAAAAACCAAGAAGGAAAGGGAGCTGTAGTTGAATTGTTTGATGTTACGGAAGAAGATTTATATATCTATGACGAATATGAAGGTGTAAGGAATGGGTTGTATATAAGAACAACAGCTCCAGTTAAATTAGAGAATGGTAAAACAGAAAAAGCCTGGATTTATGTTGCTGGTCCTGAAATGTGGCAAAATTCTATTTCTTTCACCGAGGTTCCAGACGGGGACTGGTATTCACAGAAAACCTTAAAAATGTTAGATAGAGTATATGAAAAAGACTACAAAAAAACCTGAATCTTTTAACATAATTTCTCCTGATTTATCTCAAAAAGAAAAAGCGTTAGAGCTAGCAAAAAGAGATATCATTACATTTGGTCAAATGTTTCTACCAGAAGATTTTATGAAATCATCTCCTGCTCCGTATCAGTATGAATTAAGTAAAATTCTTTTAGGCGACGAAAAAAGAGCTTGTATAATACTTCCTCGAGGTCACGCAAAATCAACCTTAGCTAAAACAGCTTTATTACACCAACTATATTTTAATCCACCTGATAAAAAGCAATTTATTGCTTGGGTGTCTGAAGAACAGTCTCAAGCAATTGACCATATCAAATATATTCAAAATCATATTGATATTAATCCTGCATTACAATATTACTTTGGAGACTTGAAAGGGACTAAGTGGACAGAAAAAGAATTTACTACCGCAAGAGGAGATAGGATTATTGCGAAAGGAACGACTCAAAGATTGCGTGGTCGTTCTCAACTCGGTTTAAGATATACCAATATTGTTCTTGATGACTTTGAATCAGAACTAAATACAAAAACGCCTGATAGAAGAAGAGAAATTAAAGAGTGGGTGATGTCTACAGTAGAGCCTGCTTTAGAAAATTCTAAAGAACAAGAAGGTTCTATATGGCTAATTGGTACAATTGTTCATTATGATTCTTTTTTACAAGGAGTATATGATGGATGGTTGTCTGCAAAGAAAGAAGGAAGAAAATCTCCTTGGGAGGTACTTTATAAGAAAGCGATGGTTGATGGAGTCCCTTTATGGCAAAGTTATTTTTCGAAGAAAAAATTAGACGATATTAAATCTAGGTTCTCTGATATGGGACTAGTTCATAAATTTGCTCAAGAATATATGAACGAAGCAAGAGATTTAGAAAATGCTAAATTTAAAATAAATAGAATTAATAGATATAGAGGACATTTAGAAGAAAGAAATGGCTTTAACTATATGATGATTGATGAGTCTGCTATTCCAGTAAATCTATATATAGGAGTTGATTTGGCTTATGAAACCCATTCCAGAAGCGACTACCAAGTTATTATGACGATAGGGATAGATAGTGATAGGAATATTTATATTATAGATTATTATAGAGAACATTCTCCTTTATATGATATGCCGAAAAAGATTATTGAGATTGCAAGAAAATATCACCCTGTTAGAAGAGTTAATGTTGAAAAAGTTGGTGCTCAAGGAATAATTAAAGACCACGTAAATAAATTAGCAGGAACCGATAGAAAATTGGCTCCTGGTCTTTCTAAGGGAATAAGACCTCCTACTGGAATTAAAAAAGAAGACAGATTAGAAGCTCTTCTTTGTCCAATTGTGAATGGAAGAAAATTGTTTATTAAAAAAGAACATGAAGAAATTGTCGATGAAATGTTTGAATTTCCAAAAGGAAGAAATGACGACCTTCTTGATGGACTATGGTATGCTGTCACAACAGCAAAGCCTCCAAAAAGCTCTGCTATGGAAAAAAGTGTTTTAGAAGGAAAGCTTGCAAAAAAAGACAATAGTGCAGGTCAACAAATAATAAGTTGGATAACTGGACAAAAAAATTAATTTTATCTTGACTTAAGCGTCTAAAAATAATTATTTTTTAATTAAAAATATTAACTGGGAGTCTATGAGTAATTACGACGAAAATAAAAGCAAACCACAGATATCTAGAGAGTTATTTAGAAGGTGGGCTGACGCTAGACAGCAATGGGATACAGAAGCTAGAAATGCTGTCGATTTTACACTAGGGAACCACTACACAGAAGATGAGTCTACATCTTTGCAAGCTGTCGGGCAAGCAGATTTTGTTATAGACAGAGTTTATGCTGCTGTTGATAAGCTGAAATCTTTACTTACAGCTCAACCAGCTAGATTTACAGCTATTGGAAGAGAAGACTCTGATAACAAGTTGGCGAATGTTTGGAAAGGTATTTTGGAATATACATGGGATATCTCTAATGGAGATAGCACTTTTAAACAAGTTGTACATGATTATGCTGTTACTGGATTAGGATATATGTATGTATATGTAGACCCAGAAGATGATTTTGGAAGAGGAGAAGTTAAATATACTCACGTAGACCCTTTTAGAGTATATGTAGACCCAGCATCAAGAGATAGATTTTTTAATGATGCATCTGGTATAATATTGTCTACATTTTTAACAAGACAACAAGTTTTGGACTTATATCCAACTCTTGAAGAAATAATTGATGATATTGAAGTAGGAGATTCAACTCTTAATGGAGAAGATTATCCAAGTTCAAGCTTAAAAAATACAAGCAATGTTTTAACGCCAGCTGAAGCAAAGAATTTAGATTATAATATTACTCAAAAATATCAGATAATAGATAGATTTTATAAAGTAAGAGTTCCATTTTACAGAATATTTAATACTGTAGACGGAAGTGAGAAGATAATAGATGAAAATACATATTCTGTTATTTCTCAAGACAAAGAAACGATTGCTGCTTTAGAAATGGGTGCTATAGAAGTTGAAGAAATTATGCAAACAAGAATAGCTCAATGTAGTAGTATGGGAAATACGTTATTATATGAAAGGGTTTTAAATACAGACATATACCCAATTGTTCCTTTTACAAATATTTGGACTAATACTCCCTATCCAAAGTCAGATGTGAACAAGGTTAAAGATTCTCAGCGACTTTTAAACAAGTTGTTTTCTTTAACCTTGTCGCACGCTCAGTCTGCTGCAGGATTAAAACTATTAGTTCCTGAAGGAAGCGTTGATAACATTGGTCAATTGGAAAAAGATTGGGCAAATCCAAATGCGGTTATTGAATATAATCCAGAATTTGGTGACCCACATTTTCCACAACCAGCTCCTTTGGCGACTGAGTTTTATTATTTAATAGATAGGGTAGAAAAGTATATAGATTTAAATTTTGGTATTCCAGAATTATTGCAAGGGTTTAAAGACCAGGCACCTGAATCTGTTAGAGGCACAATGCTTTTATCAGAAATGGGCGAATCAAGAGGAAAATCAAAATTAAGGGATATTGAAGCGAGTTTAGCTAAAGTAGGTCAAGTAGTTTATAATTTAGCAAAAGACCACTATAAATTCCCAAAGACTTTTAGAATTGTGCAACCTAATAATGATATTACTGAATTTTCAGTTAATATGAGATTGTATGATGATAAACAAAACGAACTGATGACAATTGATAATGACATTTCAATTGGTAAACATGACGTTCGAATAATATCAGGTTCAACATTACCAAGTAACAAGGTGGCAGAATACAATATGTACCTTGAAGCTTATAAATTAGGACTGGTAGATGATGTTGAGGTTTTGAAAAAAAGCGAAATCTTCGACAAACAAGGTGTTCTTCAAAGAAAAGGACAAATGGCGCAAATGCAACAATATATTGCACAGCTTGAAAATCAAGTAAAGAAACTAAGTGGCGATTTACAAACCTCTGAACGTGAGCAGGTATCTGCTAGAAAACGAACAGAAGTTGAGAAGTTTAAATCTGAATTAAAAGATATTTCTTCTGCCTCTAAAGTTAAACAACAACAAAAGGCAATGCAGTTGGATAGTATGGTAAACCAAATGTCTGATTTTATGAAGGAAGAAGAAAAAAACAACCCTGGTTCTGAGTAATAAACTAAATCAGGAGAGGAGAAAAAGATGGCAATACAAGAACAAGAACAACAACAGGTTGAACAGAAAGACCCAATAGTAGAGTCTGTGGTGGAAGAAACAATTTCATTACCAGAGGAAAGCGACAATTCAGGTGTAGAAGCATTTGAGGTAGTAGATTGGGAAGGCGAAGCTAAGAAGTTTCAATCAATGTACGATAGAAAGGTTGCAGAACATGAAAACTTGAAACAAGATAGTAGTGATTTGCTTCAATTAAGAAATGTCTTAAGTGAAAAACCAGAAATAGTATCAATGATTGAAAAGAGCCTTACTGGAGAATCTGATGCGGGCAACAGTGGTGGAGAGAGTACAACTCCAAGCAACTTTGACCCTTGGGATGCCTATTACAAGAAAGATTCCGAATCTTACAAATTTAGAGTAAGTCAGGAAAAACAACTTGTACATGAAACAGTAGACAATGAACTGGCTAAACTACAAAACCAAATGGCACTCAATAATTTAAAAACAGAGTTAGTTTCAGAACATAATCTTGGAAAACAAGATGCTGAAAAGTTTTTAGAATTTGCAACTACCCCGAAAGCAAATCTTCCTATTGAAACACTTATCAAAGTGTGGAAAGAGAAAGAGGGCTCAGGCGTAAGAACAAATGAAAACTTAGAAGCGGTTAAAAAAGCTAAAGCTATTCCTAAACCAGCTGGAGTTCTTCAGGGAGGTAAACAACCTGAAGCATCTGAAGGCGACCAAGTTTGGGATAGAATTATGAGCGCAGGAAAACGTGGTAGAATAGCCAAATAACACATTTAGGAGACTAAAATGGCTTATAACCAAGGACAACTAAA